CATTGAGTGAATTAGTAGCATGGTCACTTACAGACTATGCATTTAACAACTACTTCATACCAGCAGATGGAACTGGAATTACTGCAGACACAATTGTCGTAGGTGATTTAGCAGCCAATACTGGAAATCAATTATTTGCTGGAGGAACTGCATCAGCAGCTACAACAGACTTTGACGCTGCAATGGCAGCAATACAAGAATTAGACTACACATTTATCTTATCATTAGAGAGTGGAGCGAATGTTGCAAGTACAGATAACATCAAATTACAATACCACATTGAGAATGATGCTAAGTATCAAAAATATTTAGTTGTAGGTGGTAGTGATGATAAGACTGGTTTTGCAACGAATTCAATAGCAGCAGCAGCAACTTACAATAGCAACCGAGTTATGGTTGTTCATGGTGGATGCTACATTGCTGATAGAAGTGTAGGAGCAAATGGTTTAAGACAGAAAAACTCATTATATAAAGCAGCATTCGTATTAGGAAGAACTTGTGGATTAGAACCTCAAATACCAATTACATTTAAAGGAATAGGTATTGCAGGGGAAGTTCATAAGCTAACAAATACTGAAAGAGAAACAGCACTAGATGCTGGTGTAATAACAACTTACTTTGAGCCAGAAATTGCAGGAGGAATTTTTGCAATCACTCAAGGTGTTAATACACTTCAGAACAACGATTTCATCGTCAATTCAGATGGGACATCACATTTAGTTTCTGTAGAAAGAATTGCAGCTCAATTGAATAAGGAAATTGAGATCAATGCGAAGAACACCTTATTAGGAAATCAGACCGCAGGGCCAAACAGATCAACGTTGAGTCTTGAAGTTGTTTCAGAATGGGTTGAAAATTATTTACGTAGAAAAGAGGCAACTCCAACTCAAGATAATTTGATTCTTTCATTTCAAGACATAACTGTTGCAATCAAGCAAGACGCTTACTGTATCAATTATGCTTTTGTTCCGAATTTTGAAGTAAACAAACTATTTGTTACTGGGTTGATAATCGATCCAAACATAACATAACATTAACTCTATTACACACTCAATATGAAAGTATTAACAGCTCCATTAGCAATTGTCAAAGTAGATGGCATCACTGTAGGTAAAATGAAAAATATTACCTGTACAGAGACATTTAGAAGAGGAAGAGTTAGTGGTTTAGGAGAATTAACTCCACAAGAATTACCAGCTACTGAATGGAATGGTACAATGACTTGTGAATTTTACGAAACAGAATTCGACAAAGCAGGTATCCCAGAAGCTATCAAAAGAAAAGCAGGTTCATTGAGAGATTTCGTTGATAACGTTTTACTTCAAGAAGAAGGTGTAGATGTAACAATCTACAAAAAGGTTAAAGACGTTGTTGATCCAGCCACTGGCTTAATCAAATCTAAACTGCAAAAACATGCGACGATTAAAGGATGTTTCATTGACAGAGAGGGTATGAACATAGCAGAAGGACAGATCTCTTCTCACAACCAGGATTTCACATATGTAACACCGATATTATACTCGTTATAATATAATCTAAATTGTAAATAATGATAAAGACACCGAGTGTTGCTCCATTAACCTTCAAGGTTAAGGGCAACGATTATTCAGTAAGCCGTATTACGATAGGAAATTTAATGAAGATCGAAATTGCCAAGGCAGAATTAGCTGGAGGTAAATATGGACAGATTTTAGCCAATAAAACAACATGGTCTGAATACACTCTTGACAACATTGATATGTTCGCTCACTTGTATGTGTTCTTCCCTAGTTTAATTACCGACTTGAAAGTCGATTCTTGGGAAGACTTGGATCCATTCGACTTGAAGGAACTTAAAGATCAATACAGAGATCAATTCACGCCATGGTTTAGTACTTTTGTAGAGTTACTAAGAAAACCAATCGTGGCAGATGTTCCAGACAAATAATCAAACAGATCAATTAAGAAATGATATCCGACGTTCAGTAGAGCGTTGGAACTTTCTATATCCACTAGATAAGTGGTATAGAGACAAATATTCTATACGCTATAATTCCGATGAACATCGTTCAATTGACATTGTTGATATCAGAATGGAGTATGAAGAAGAACACTTATATAGAAGTACGCTGATTGATATAGCACTATCTAAGAAATCTACATACATACCTGGTAGAGGTGAGTGGTTGCAAAAACAACCCGAAGTTGAGGACATGAATAAAGATCAAATTGACGACCTTTACGATAAAGTCAGCATAAAAGATATTGATGATGACGCAGAAGAAATTATAATATAGATGAATAGAGAAATAGTATTTTCGGCACGTGATAACGGTGTTACCAGCTTCATGGATAAGATGAGACAATCATCTGTTGATGTTGGTAGGGGCATTCTACAAGATTCAATGGCACAAAGTAAAAGCGCCAAAGAAGCAATTTCAAATTACGAACGACAGATTTCTCTAATCGAAAAGAAGAATAGATTAGAGCGTGATAGCGCTAAACTTGATGCTGAAAGAAATAGGGACGCTAAATTAGGGTCAGCTACAACCAGTACTGATAGAGCTGCAATTGACGATAAGTACAAGACTACAATTAAGGATATAGATCGAGGTACAAAAGAAGATAAAGTACAGACCGACCTTTTAAGAGAACTAATCCAAACAGTCAAAACTACATCAAATCAAGAACTACGTTCAGATGCGATTACTGGTCAGGGTCAAGAAGATGATTTAGAAAGATTTTTGTCAGGAGCTGATTCAACAGAATTTAGAAAAGCTGCAGAACAGCTACGTGAAGAAAGAGAAGGTGTTTCTAAAGATAAGAAAAGTGGCGGTGGCGGTGGCGGCATTGTTGCAGGGGCTGCAGGTGTCGCTGGATCCGGAAGTGGAGATCAAGCAATTCAAAGAACATTAGGTGAAGTAGGTAAAGGACCGATTTTAGGTACTATTGCAGGGTTAATTGCAATTGCTGTCGCTGGATTAACAATAAGATCACAAAGAGAAAAGTCAGCTGAACAATATGCTGCAATGTCAGGACGTTCAGTTGGATCAATTATAGATGGTCCTGAAGGAGCAACAGATTTCTTTGGAGGATATGGTCCTTCAAAATTAGGTGTTAGTAGAGAAGATTTTCTATCAACCAATGTTCCAGGTGCAGTTCGTGCAGCAGGAACGAGTAGAGGTGGTGCTGAAAGAGCAATGAGACATCTTGAAATTGAGAAAGCATTAGCACTTACCAGCGGTACTGGAGATACAATGGCTAAACTTGGAAGAGCTACTGGTGGCGATGCCACATCAATGACAAATCAAATTTTTAGTGCAATGAGTGGTACCGGCGCATTTGGTGGCGGAACAGATATGGCTCGTATGCAAGATATCATTAGTGGTATCATGGGATTTCAAGAAGGAGAACTTTCACGTGCTGGAGTAACTAGTATGAGAGGTACACTTGCTGGTAGAAGAGGATTAGAACGATTAGGTGGAAGATTCACACGTGATGACTATTCAATGCAGACACTTGCTCAAATGAATCAAGGACTAACATCTGAGGGAAGTCCTGAAGCAAGAGCAATTAAATTTGATATTTTAAGAAGACAAAATCCCAACAAATCATTCTTTGAGCTTCAAACTGAAATGGAGCAGGGGATCAACAGTAAAGGGTATATGCAAGGAATGTTGAATTTCGTAAAAGGTACGGGAGGAGATATGAATGCTCAATCAATATTACTCGATTCATTGACTGGTGGTGCTATGAGAAAGAAAGATATCTCAAGTATACTGCAAGGGAATATGAGTCTCGAAGACTTTGATACACAAACACTTGATACGAAGGGTAGAGCACTATCATCAACATCACGAGCAAATGAACAACTATTGAACGCAACTGAGCAGTTTAAAGATGTAATGAGTGGTCTTGGTGGAGGAGTTGAGGCTGGAATAGAAATGATGCGTGGTATGGGAGAAACGATGGATGGTATAAGTAAATCAGTTGATAAAATTCTAAACTTCTTTGATTAATGGCATTAGGAACGGACGGCAATAAACTAATAAAGAAGTATGAGCGCAATCTAAGAAGCTCAACTAGTAATCCGAAGCCACATTTAGTGGCTTACCGAGATAGCGGCAATGTGTTGACTATTGGTTGGGGACATACTGGACCAGATGTGTTTGAAGGTCAAACAATATCTGAAGCGCAAGCAGAGACTTTATTCCAAAAGGATGTCAGATTAAAGGCTGAGAA